CCAACTTCCCAGCTGGACGAATTTCCCACTTCATAAATGCAGTATTGAACAATTGAACAGGTTCATCAGTAAACAAGGATTCCCAATACAAAGGCCAAAACTCTTTAAAATCCTCGCTCGCATAGAACTTTTCCTTCGTTGCATAGCGGCAGGACCATGGCCAACCACAAGTTTTCTTTCCATCAATAATCCGAAGAGCTTCTTCTTGTGTAAGGAGGCGCAAATTGCACCCGCGGAGCTGACGCTCAACACGTTCTTCGGTAATCGCCCACGCTCTATGCCAAGTAGCGGGGTCAGGCTCTGGGGCCTGTCGGTCATATTTCAACATCGCTGCGTCACATGTTGCTATGTCCATAATGGGGTGTGCGTACTTGCCTTCGAATGCTAGAGGACTAGGGTACTCTGCCATGAACATTCGAAACCAAGAACAGTCAAAGACCGGCCTCTGCTTGATGCCGTGCCGGCCTGTGACATAAGTGGGGCTTATGACGCGCCGCGCGACCCACCCAGGGTAGCGGCACGCAGCCCAATTGCGTTTAAAGGCTTGTGGCAAAGCTTAGGGCACAACTTGTTCGTACAAGTGCAATGCGAAACATCCCTCCCAATTCCATAGCAAACGCTCGAATTCGCACACAACTTGCGTTTTTCCTCCGGGCGGCCCGATGCATTCTCCTTTACTGGATGGAAAAAATGGCACACTTTGAACTTACATTCTGGCCGGGAGCAGGGCTTGTCACCATGCTTAGGAGCGCGCGGGCGCATTTCATAACTGCACCCCTCAACTGGGCACAGCGCAACTTTCATGCCCGCCTCAGGCTCAACATGGGCCCGCTTCATGCGTGGGTGCTTTGTCTCAGCACCCACCCTTCGCTCACAGCCAGCCCAATGAACACAACTGTTTGTGCCACAATCAAAATTGCACAAAGTGCGCACAGAAATGCCAGCACCGGCTTTGCATGTGGCCATATGTAGGCATTCCTTCTTTACAGGCTCAAAGCTGGCGATCAATTCCGCAGTAACTGGTATCATAATGCCAAAAGCACCTCGGTCAACACGCCCAACGTGGAAGCCAACAACCCGCACACAATTGTCGGTGTCAACACCAACAACTGGGCATCCACTACTCCCTGGTGAAGTTGCACAATCATGGCGCATGACCCGCACTTGAATATCATCCGGGAGCGGATAGGTCTGAACTTCAACAGCGCTTATGACAGTGCCCCAGGAGAAGTGCGAAATGGTAGCCTTATGGTTATTGCCTTCGCGGGAGGCACAACACATAACTTGCGCACCAACTTTAGGCAACGCCATGGCCAATGCAGGCGGTTTCGGGCCACGCGTAGGGCAAATCCACAAATCCTCAGCCCAACAGCGCCCTTTCGGTGAAACAATTGAATGTTGCACCACGCCAGACACATCCTTGTAGGTGACACGGTCGGCATGCATGCCGGGGCGAGGCGAGTAGACATGATAAGCTGTTATCAGGCAATCTTTGTAAATGCAACCAAGGCCATAGCCAGCAGGCTCAGGCGCCGGGAAATCACATCGCACATAAACAATGGAATTAAAAACAGACACTGGCACGGAAACACTGCTGGTGTGCGCCTCAAGCTTGACTCCATCCACGGAGGACATAGGAACGACCTCCTTATGTCGGCCAGATTGCAACTTGGCACGGTGCGTGGACGGCAAATTCAAAGGTCGAGGGCGGATAACACGCGCCTTCAGCTCATCGAAACCACCCATGCGCTTCGTCCATTGGTTGTAAAGAGCAGCCCCTTCATCCGGGCCCTCTGCGTGATCGAAGAGGTCTGCAGCAGCGATGTCACCGAACTCATCGTTGTCATCCTCGTTGTAGACCGCCTCCACGTCTTGGATCGCACTGCCATACATTGCATTGTATTGATCGAGTGGTATGCGGATACTTGTACCATCTGCAAGAACAACATCAACATTGTCTCCATCGACCTTGCCCCACGCATCCTGATCATAGTATTTGAACTTGAGCTTGCCGACCTTAAGCATGCGACTTGGCCGATTGGATCGCTTGGAAGGCCTACGGGGTTTGGCGGGCGACTTGCTCTCACCGGCCTCAAAGGTAATAGCCTCTTTTGAGCCATGCGTCCAAATCGCCGCACAGGAAGCCGCGACAACCGAAGCAGCCGCAACGGATGAAACAACGGGGTAGGCACGAACAGCCGCAACAACGGGCGCTGCTGCACCACACAACGAATTGCGTGCCGAAATGAACATATTGCGTAGCCTCCCACGCAACGTTGTTGGCACAGCAAGTGGTAAGGGCTCAAAGCGGGCAGCAACAGCGTGAGTTTTTCCATCACCAACTGGCAGGACCACCGGCTGACGGCCAGCAGCCAAGCCAGGGTCTGGTATAACCAAATCAAGTGGCGCAGCTCCAAGGCCCAACAATGGAACACGCTTCACCTCAGTGCTCACCACCAGGGCATCAACAGCAGCCGCAGATTTGGCAATTTTTCGCCGAAGCTTCAACTCATAGCAAAGGTCTCGCAATTGCTCAGGTGTGTAATCTTCCAATTCAGTGTCCAGCGCATCAGGCAATGGCGGCGGACCCACAATTGGAACCTCACGCTCGAAGTCCTTCAATGGCGCCATCTCTTCCTTGCTGTCCTTACCAGATTCCAACACAACAGTTGAAGCCCAAATGTTGACGGAACCAAGGGCGTCACGCGCCCATCGATAGGCCTGCTCTTCCCAAGCCCAGACACGCGCAGCGGTTTGTTTCACAAGGGACACCAATTC